CATCGACGCCATAGACCACTAGATAACAGAGCAGTTGATGCTCTAGCTAGATACAATCAGCTTTACGGAAACAAAACTGATGATAAGCTAAACATTGAAGAATTGGAGGAACTAGATGCCGATATTACTACAGAGTGAAATCGAACAGCTAAAACTTGAACGATGCAATGCTTACAAGCGAGTAAAAAGCACTTACAGGTTACTAATTCTTGCTGAAAAGCTCACTTCACGACTCCGAACTCAGTATGAACGTAACGAAAAGGCTTATGAAGAAATAGATCTTAAACTTGCAGAAGTTGATGGAAGAATGAATAAGATTGAAAGTGAGCCTAAGACTGCCAGTAAATGGAGTAAATATGTCGATGCTATGACTAATCAGGAGAGATTAGAACTTGCTGAGAAACTAGGCTTAGATGTGAAAATTGAAATACCTGACTGAATGACTATTAATAAGGTAAGAAAGGAGGGCTAACTACTACAAAATAATTTTACAATTTTAATCTCGAAAATGTCCATTTTCCGCTTGACAACGGACAATGATGTGTGTTAACGTACCAAGCAACCTTAAACAAAATAGGAGATTTAAAATTATGGCAACAAACCTTGAAGTAGCAGCAAGTGGCGTTACAGTAAAAATACCTTATGCAGAAACGGCAGCTGACTTGATTAAGATGTTCGGTGATGGTGCAGTCTTTTCAAATGCAACTGCTAAGTTCAAAGCCGCAGTAAGAACGTCAATCAAAGCCGCAGTTAAAGCAGGTATTAAACCTGCTGACATCCAAGCTCGCTTTGCTAATGTCAAAATGGCTGCATCACTAAGACGGCCTAAGATGACTGCAAGGCAAAAACTTGTTTCAGCTTTCAGCACTGCAACTCCCGAAGAGCAGCAAGCAATTCTTATGGAACTTCGAGAGAAGGTAAAGAAGTAAAAGCAAGCTATTCGAGAATCAGTTACTAGCCACTAGCAGGTTATCGTTAGTGGCTAGTAGTTAAACGAAAGGAAATGAAATGGAAATGAAAGAAAAGCAATATCCAGATCCCAGTACCCTAACAACTCCACAAATACTAAGTCTCATGAAGGAACTCGCTCCTGAGCAAGAGCTTACTGATAATGAGACAAATAAACTATATGCTTTCTTTATTTTATATAAAGGAAGTAAGTTCATGAGACACATGGCAGACTCATTTATGCTTATGTTTACCTCAGCAAGCAAGCATAACAAAATGAGACAGTTTATAGAAGACTTTTATGACCTATATAGAAAATATGTAAGTTAAACGAAAGGAGAAAAAGCAAATGAAATTCTACGAAGCAAGTTTCTTCGCAATAGAAGAAAAAGACGAAGAAATACAAACTCACCTAGTTAGACAGTCGGATGATTGCGTAGTATTCCACATAAATACCAGCAACAATCACTATGACACTCCAAGAGTAACTATCTTCATGTCAAACAGGAGTGCAAGAGACTTTATCAGAGACATAATGATTGAGTGTGAGTCATTTCTTGATACTGATAAGGAGATGAAGCGTTATGTCTGAATGGCAACGATGGAAGAACATAATGAAATGCTATCCATTTGAAGAGAAAAGACTCTCTAAATGGAATCCTCCATACATAGTCCAACCTAAGTATGATGGAGTTCGTTGCCGAGCAATCCCACTACAAACCTCACTAGAAGGTAATCAATGTCTTTTACTTTCTAGTGAGGAAAACATAATTCATTCAGTTCCACACATTAATGAAATAATTAGACTAAGTGAGCTAAAAGTTGAACTTGATGGAGAACTTTACTGCCACGGAATGTCATTCGAAGAAATAACCAGCATCACAAGTCGAACAGTTAATCTTCATCCTAATTACAATGCAATCCAATTCCACATATTCGACATTGTGCAAGAAAAAATGCCTCAAATGCAAAGAACTTTAATGCTTGAGAATTTAAGAAACCTAAGTCCTTGGTTAGTAGTTAGCCCATTTTATCTATGTGAAAACCTAGAAGACGTAATGAGAACTTTTGATAAGATAATTGAGGATGGTTATGAAGGAATAATAGTTCGTCATAACATGGCTCCTTATGAACGTAAACGAAGCACTTGGGTTATGAAGTTTAAGCCGAAGAAGGAAGATGAATATGAAATCGTCGGAGTGCAGGAAGAATGCGACAAAGAAGGGAACCCAAAAGATAGACTTGGTGCTCTTGCCTGTAATAGTGGAGACGGACATGTATTCAAAGTTGGTACAGGATTTTCAGAAGAAGATAGACAAAATCTTTGGAATTCCAAACAACTTATTATCGGACAAAAAGCAAAAGTAAAGTACCAGCATATTACTTCAGGAAACAAAGTACCACGTTTTCCTGTTTTTGTGGAGGTAGTTGCTAATGATTGAAATCAAAAGTTACCAAGTAGTAAAATTTCTAATCGAAAAGGAGAAAAAGCAAAATGGAAGAGATAAAATTCTACGTAGCAGGAGTACAACATCACCAATACAAGCAATGCTTGCAAGAGTTATCGGAAATAGAATTGCTCAAAATGGTTCCAGAGCCAGATAATAGATACGATCCAAACGCAATTAAGCTGATGTTTGGCGAGTATCAAATTGGTTATGTACCAAAGAAATTCTCTGCAGTAGTCTCTGCAGCATTAGAAATCAGCAACGTCGAATGTGAAATAGTTAAGTTCGACCCTAACGCTAGACCTTGGGAGATGATTGAAGTTGTAATTAGGTCTAGTGAAGATGAAAATGATGAACCAGATTATTTAGGTTATACAGGAGAAGTACTATGAAATTAGTCTACTGCAGTAATTGTGGCAAAGCATTACCAATTCGTCGTAAAGCTATGCCGAAGTTCGCAAAGATCCTTGACATAATAGATCCTCATGAATGCTCTGAGAACCTTGAAATGCCAGAACTAACTCCAACTAATGTGCCAATGAGAGAAGGAAAACTTGAAAAAGAACTAAACAAAATGTCACCTAAGCCATCAGTTTATGGAGTTTCAACTGATAACTTAAGAGACAGACGAATTGGTGCAGTTGACTTGCGAGAGCAAACGAATAATGCACCTAAGTCAATCTTAGATTCATTAATTAAGCCTACTAAAAATGAGGAAGGATCATGAAGACTGTGTTTGTTGTAAACAAATCTAGTCATGATTTCTCTGCAGCAAAACAGTTTGGAAAGATAGTCTTTCTCAGCAACGGCCCAATGAATCGTTATGGAACTAACAACATGGTAAGAACATTCGAAGAATCCCTCAAAGATTCTTCTCCAGAAGACTACATAGTTCCATGCTCACTTAACGTAATGAACTCCATTGCTTGTGCGATATTTGCTCATAAGCATGGGAGACTTAACTTACTTTTGTTTAAGGAAGGAAATTATATAGAGAGGAACCATGTGTTATGAAACCGAGGAGAGTAGTGCTAACAATTGAAGTAGAAACTAGCTTAACAATTAAAAACTTAAAACGAGAACTAGAATGGATAGAGGATGAGGGTGGTGCTCTATCAAATGAATACCTTAAGATCATCCAACTTCAAGCAAACGTAATTAAAACTAAGAAAGGAAAGAGAGGAAATGATAACAGAAAGAACTCTAAGAAGATGGAGAATAGATGCACTAAAGTCAGACATTGAATGGAGAAGTAATCCTAAAGATCCTAAGTCATTAAATGTAGAAGTATTACTAAAGATGGAATTGAATAGGAGAATTATTAGACTGACTCAAGAACTATTGGATCAACATTTACTACGAAAGGAGTAAAAGCTAATGAATGGTATAACAATAGAAGAACACATAAAAAGGCATAAAGAATTACACAGAGCCTTAGATGAATTAGTGGCAGACATGATAACTTGCACAGAGAAAAGCCTTAGTACAACTTCAGTTATGGATCTTATCAGATGGTCCCATGAACAAACTATTCATCCACAGGAGAAAGGCTCATGACCTTCCCACTAACAGAGCATCCAACTTGGCAAAAGAAAGACAGTAGTAAAATCACTGACTTCCTACGTTGTCCACGTTACTACATGTACGCACATCTATTCGGATGGAAGTTAGACGTACCAAGTCACGATCTACACTTCGGAACATCTTGGCACGTAGCAAGAGAATACCAACTTCTCCACGGTTACAGCGACATCGAAGGAGCTTACAAAGCATTCGAAGCTGAATATCGTAAATTCTTCCCTGCAGACACAGACAGCATGTATGCACCAAAGAATCCAAGCGGAGCACTTAATGCACTAATGACCTTTGCAGAGAAGTACGAAAGAGATTTAATTGATAACAGAGTAGTTGTTATTGATGGAAAACCAATGACAGAGATCTCTGGCAGAGTTCCCATCAATGACACTCGTCACATTTACTATCGAATGGACTCAATACTTGAGAGGCTAGAAGATGAAAGGATCTTTTCTTGGGACCACAAAACTACATCAGGAAAGTACATTAACAATAGGCAATGGTCGGAACAGTTTCACCTCAGCATTCAAAATGGAACCTATACCCATTGTCTCTACTGTCTATTTCCAATCGAAAGAGTCCTCGGAGTGGAGTTCTGTGGAGCAGGTTTTGAGTTTCTTCAACGAGGCTCAAAAAATCGTCCTGCAGGATATTACGCAACTTTACAAAGAGTACCTGCGTTCAAAACAGTCGAACAGATGAATGTCTGGCTATGGAACGTAAATGAAATAATAGACAACATTGAACGTGAAACAGATAAACTATTCAATTGTAAGGAAGAAGACAACGTACTCCAAGCATTCCACTTAAACCCTAAGTCCTGTATGGACTACAAAGGTTGTCCTTATCACGACTTTTGCCTTGCTTGGAATAATCCTTTGCAGAGACTTGAAGTTCCACTTGGTTATAAGGAAGAATTTTGGGACCCAAGTGAAATGCAGACAACTAACAAGATGGACTTGAAATGGAGTTTCTAAATGACCTATGACTACACTAAAGAAATTCAACGTATTAGAGATTTCTATGAGGGTGATCCACTGCAAAGGAGATTCTCGGCACTTGTCTGTGGTGGGATCGGAGCAGGAAAGACTTATATGCTCAAAACTTGTCGAAAACCTATCCATGTTGACTCTTTTGACCCAGGAGGGACGAAGTGTTTACGTGAGGAGATTGCCAAAGGTGACATCATTGCCGACACGCAATGGGAGACAGACGATCCACTCAATCCTGATAAATTTGCAAAATGGATGAAAGCAATTGACTTACGTTTACAGCTAAACTACTTCGATCACTTCGGAACTTATTGCTTAGACTCAGCTACTACTTGGGGTGACGCAGTTATGAATTACCAACTAAACTCTCAAGACCGAGCTGGCACTGCCCCAAAGTGGTCAACTGATTACGTTCCACAAAAAGTAATGATGACTAACTACATTCGTAAGCTAATGAACATCAAATGTGACTTCATCTTAACTGGTCACTTGAGGGAAATTGAAGACGTAATTAGTGTTGACCCTAAAACTCAGGTTAAAAGAAAGAACGTCTACTACCGATTTTACACTACTGGTCAAGCAGTTCTGACCATTCCACTGCTGTTTGACGAAATCTATGTCCTCGTTGGGGAAGAGAGTTCTTCAGGAGTAAGAAGAAAACTAATGATCGACGCTCAAGGAGAATACATAGCTCGTTCACGTTTGAAGTCTAATGGAAAACTTAACGATAAAGAAGAACCAAACATCAAGGAACTTCTTAAGAAAATTGGCCTTAGTTGGGAAGATAAGGCCAAGTTGGAATAGGCTATGGAGGAAATGGTGTTTGATAGTATCTGTATTTTCTGTTCTACAGGTAGGACATTCACATTCAGAGATGTAGAAGTAGTTTGTGATAACGAAACTGTAGTAGTATTCCTCTATAAAGCAATGAGCGATGGGCATAAAAAACAAGCCACATTTCTCAAGGCCAACATAGTAGGATATTCAATTCTCAGTGACGAGACTGAGTTACAAGAAGTAAAAGCAAAGAAGAGACACTAACTTAACCTTAACCTTAACTCCATAAAGGAGAAATACCATAATGGGATTAACAGATTACACTAACCTAGAAAAAGAAATTTCCGATGCTCCAGAGCCACACATTCTACCTCGTGGAACTGAAGTAAAGGTAAGAATAGTTGCAGTTCGTTCAGGTGTGAGTGATAAAAATGGAGCAACTTGGTACATGCCGTTGTTTGATGTGCCAGCTGATCCTCTCGCACTTGAGTTTAATGCCTTCTTCTGGGACCTCTCAGACAGAGACAAACTTGGTGAGAAGCAAGCAGCAAGAGCAACCACTCAATTCAAAAACTTCGCTAAGTGCTTCGGCCTTGACTACTCTAAACCTTTCGATTGGGAAACTGATCTTAATGGCTTAGAAGGCTGGATCACAGTTGGAGTTGTTAAAGATGACGAGTATGGAGATAAGAACTCTGTATCTAAGTACTTGAGTAGGAAGTAATTACTTGTGGCTGTCCAGTCATCTGAGGTGAGTGGATCATCTTTGACTCTTTATAACTATCGGATTAAAAACTGGCGAAAGTGTCCGAGGCCACAAGTTAAAGCTTATGCCTCCGAAGATCTCTAAGTCGAATTGTTCGACAAAAAGAAGTAGCTGTTCTTCAGCTCAGATGGCGTTTCTTTTTCCACAACTAGAGACTTTCAGCAAGTGCTGGATAGGAGGCATCAGGATTATGGGCCTGCTAAAGCAACGGAAAGCGTTAGTTTTGGGGAATGAAAGGAGGAATATGGAACCGAGATATTACAGAGTTTGGTTTGAACAAATAAATCAAGATTATATTGATGTTATAGCTAAAACCCCTGTTGAAGCGATCAGAAAAGCAAAGTATGAATGGCTTTCAGCTTGCGCTATTCCGCATGTTTTAGATATTAAGGAAATCGGCCCACGCATAGAGCCGCCAGGAGAAGAAGTAAAACCCGAAGGTATAGGTGGAATGTGGATTGAGCCGCCGGAGGAGGAGGAAGGATGAGTGAATGTTATATATGCGGAAGTGATCTTGACTTCGAGGAATACTGCACTGGAAACAGAGCACATGATAAGATCCGAGAACTGGGAGCCGATATTGAAAGACGAAAGGATGATTACCGTATCCAAGTCAATGAGATAGTGCGGCTACAAGACCTCAACACCCGCTACAAAGCCGCGTTGGAGAAGATAAAATCAAACGAACTGACGCAACCATCTGAAATAGGACCACTGCATAGCGCGGGGATATCTTTGGGATTACAAATTCAGGCCGACATCGCCCAAGAAGCCCTGAAGGAAACGAAATGACTACCTACAAAGACGGAATCTACCTAGTCAAACGCAAAAGCAGCATATACAAGCATACTCTGCAACGTCACGAAGGAGTATGGTACTACTTCTGGCACAAAGATGGAAAGCCAATGATGAAAGTTTACACAGATGAAAACGTCACTACATCATTCAACATAATAAAGAAGATCGACATAGAGGAGACAGAGGATGATAGTCCTAATACTAGGAATTGACGGCTACATAGGCCACTCACTAACATCACACTTACTCAAACGAGGGCATCAAGTAGTTGGCATAGATGACCTCTCACGTAGGCAAAGAGTAAGCATTATTGGATCTGATTCACTAACTACTCTTGATTCATTCGAGAAAAGGGGTGAATGGTTTAGGTTTCATTATGAAAAGTTCCTCGAATCACGCAGATTAGACGTTAGATTCTACGGAGACTTAAGGCACATACTTCATGTATTTCGCCCAGATACGATAGTTCACTTAGCCGAGATCCCTTCTGCGCCTTGGTCAATGCAGAACTTTGATAGATCAATGGAAACTCAGGAAGTAAATACATTAGGAACTTTATCATTACTTTGGGCAATGAAGGCTGAGTGTCCTGAAGCGCATTTGGTTAAGCTTGGAACTATGGGTGAGTATGGAACGCCTCATTGTGATTTGCCTGAAGGGAGAATTCCTGATCAGTGTAGTAAATATGAAGATGTTTATGGAAAGTCTGATTGCCCAATGGGAGGTCTCCTCTTCCCACGCACTCCAGGTTCCTTCTATCACGCTTCCAAAGTTCACGACACTTACAACATCAACTTCGCCTGTCGCATCTGGGGCTTTCGCTCAACCGACATTATGCAGGGAGTAGTATATGGACTTAACGATCCGCAAGAACAAACGACCCGTTTTGATTATGACGAATGTTGGGGAACAGTTATTAATAGATTTGCTGTGCAAGCAATTGCTGGCATCCCTCTTACAATCTATGGAGTCGGGGGACAAACTAGAGGTTATCTTCCATTACAAGATTCACTCCAGTGTTTAACACTAGCGATCGAGAATCCACCTGAGAATGGACAATACCGTACATTTAATCAGTTCGAAAAAATTTACTCGGTCAATTCACTAGCTGACTTAATCAAGGAAGCAGCTTTGAATCACGGCATCAAAGTAGAATTTAATCACCTAATCAATCCACGAATTGAAGCAGAAGTTCATTACTACAACCCAACCTGCGAACATCTTTATAACTTAGGATTTAAACCAATTAATAACGACCTTGATGAAGTAACTAAGTTAATTGATAGACTAATTCCTTTCAAATCTTTCATAAAGAAAGAGGTGATACAGCCAAAGACTAATTGGAGATAAAATGAGAACAGCAACCAAACCAAGATTTATTTTCGAAATAACAGAAGAACAATACAAAAGGGCAGCTAAGTGTCTTTCTCAGTATGGAATAAGAGTAGCTATTTTTAGGACGATACTAGATGACGTACTAGATCTAGTTGAGAACTATGGAGGAGTAGCTATTGGCGCAATGATAGGTGATAATGCTAGACCAAAGGATGTAGTTCCCTCACTTAAACGTGCTCAAAGACTCGGAGAAATAGATGTCGAACCTTGATAGCCTAAACCATCCTTCAATACTTGACTTAGAATTTCCTGAAGCATTAGAACTGATTACTAAGATCAGAGCAAACAGAAGAGTGCCTCAGAAACCTCCAAAGGAAAAGAAGTATAGGTTTAAAATGAAAGGTTTGCCAGATATAACTGAGAAAGATGCAGTTGAGTTGCTTGAACTTTTGACAGGGAAGACTAAATGAAAAGGACGTTTGTACCACCATCAGGAAATCCAGATGCAAAGTTAGCAATCTGCGGTGAACAACCTGGACTACAGGAAATCCGTCACATCCCACCAACACCATTCGTAGGTCCAGCTGGTAGAGGTCTCGATGAATGTCTCCTTATGACTAAGATCTTTCGCAGAGAACTTTACCTAACCAACGTCATTAAAGACATGGACATGCCGTTAGCAAAGTACATCAACTTAAACTCCAAAGGTAAATACCTAATATCCGACGAAGGTTACACTTACATAAAGGAACTAGGAGATGAACTTAAAAAGCTTAACATTAATTGTATTGTTGCTCTTGGCAATATTGCTCTACTCGCTCTTACAAACCGTGTCGGCATTACTAAATGGCGTGGGTCAGTTCTTGAGTCAACTATAGTACCTGGACTTAAGGTAGTACCAACATTTCACCCTGCAACATTCATTCCACCTAAGTTTAACTTCCTAAATAAACCATTAATTTGTGAAGACCTATTGAGGGCTAAACATGAGTCAGAAAACAAAGGCTTACATAGAATTCCCCGTAACGTTATGGTTAGACCAAGGTTCAATGACTGTGTATCTGCACTTAGAAACGCCTATGATAAAGGAGTCAGAGGCGAGGTCATTGGAGTCGATATTGAAGTCATCAACCGCGAAGTTGACTGCTTCTCCGTCAGCTGGTCTCCAACTGAGGCATTAAGTATTCCACTTAGAGATTCCAAAGGAGACTACTTCACTCCAGACCAAGAGTTAGAAATAATACAGCTGTTAGCATCAATCATCGAAGACGAAAGGATAACAAAAATTGGAGCTAACTTTATTTTTGACCTACAGTTTCTCTATAATAGGTATGGCATTCGTCCTCGTGGAGTACTTCATTGTACTCAGATTGCCCAGAAAATATCCTACCCTGACTATCCTGCTGGTTTGGATTTCGTTACTACTATGCACACAGATATACCTTATTATAAAGCTGATGGAAAACAATGGATGAAGATGGGAATGGGGACTTGGGAAGAGTGGTGGAATTATAACGGAATGGATGCAATAGTTCCAGTAGATGCTTTTCCTAAACAATTCTCTGTGCTTGAGAAACAAGGTAACACAGAGACTTATGAAAGACAAAGATTATTAATAGAACCCTTAATCTATATGTCTGAACGTGGAATAAAAATTGACGTTGAAGGAATGGAGAAATATAAAAAAGAACAACAATCAACTCTTGATGACCTTGCTTGGAAACTAAACCAAGAAGTTGGACATGAAATAAACTACAACTCACCTAAGCAACTAGCAGATTATTTCTACAAAACCTGCGGCATTAGACCATATAAGAAGAAAAACGCAAACAATGATTTCGTAGATACAACTGACGTAGATGCACTTAAACGAATCTTTCGTAGAGATTGTGAAGGGTCTCAAGCAGCACGTTTAATGCTAGACATTCGCTCACTCTCTAAACGCATTTCAACATACCTAAACACAGGAAAGGTAGACAACGATGGAAGGTATAGAAGTAGTTATAAACCAGTTGGAACTGACACCGGAAGGCTTAGCAGTGGTGAGACTATCTTTGGCACTGGAGGTAATCAACAAAACTGGCCGCACGATCTGCTTAAGTTCTTCAGATTTGACGAAGGATATATCGGATACTCTTTCGACATTAGTCAAGGAGAAAATAGAATCGTTGCGTATGTCGGGGGAATTATATCGCAGATCGAAGCTTTCGAACGTGGGATCGACTTGCACAAGATGACAGCATCCATAATCTTCAACAAACCTTACGACTTAATATCCTCAGTAGATGGTTCATCAACCCTTGGTGATGGTAGACAAAGTGAACGCTACTGGGGAAAGAAAGGAAATCATGCTATCAACTACGACGTTAGTTATAAAACCTTCGCACTCAAGAATGAATTACCTGAAGCCGAGGCAAAGAACATACTTGATAAGATCCACAGGGGCTATCCACAGATACGTGGAGGCTATCATGTTACCGTTCAAAATATGCTTAAGCATAATCGTGTTGTTACCAATTTGTTTGGTAGGAGTCGCACTTTTCTCGGTCCTGTTGTACCTTCGGGTAATAGTGTACCTCGTGCAGCTTGTGACGCAACCTATCGTGCGGCGTATGCACATCTTCCTCAAAGCACTATTGCAGACAAAATCAACGAACAAGGAATAGAATTTATTTATTACAATCAGGATATGTTTGGAGAAATAGAACTCCTAACACAAATCCATGACTCAATAGTGTTCCAAATTCCACTTTCACTAGACTGGCATCGACATGCTTGGATGTTGTCTATGATTAAAAGTTCACTTGAAACTCCGCTAAGTTGGCATGATACTGATATTGAAACTCCAGTAGATCTTTCTATGGGATTTAATATGTGCAAAGAGGAAATGATTGAAATGAAGAGTAAAGAAATTCCTGACAATGTTGATGAATTAGCAAGCAGACTGAAGGAGGCATACAATGAGCTACAGACTAAAGAAGGTAGATGAGAATATATATGAAGATCAACTTGGAGTCAACTACGAATCTCCAACTGAATGGTTGTGGATAGGAATAATGGGAGGATGTGGATGCGGAGATGCTAAAGACTTAGCAGACAAAGCATTAGATGTGCTTAGATATTTCGCTACTCCACACAGCCAAAGACTTCTTAGTATTTATGACACTCCATCTAAAGAAGTAATAGCTCATTGGATGTCTAGTCTTGATATGATAGAGCATGGAACAGGAATTGGTGGAGGTTGGCTAACTCCAAAAGGAAATGAGATACTAGAAGAAATCGAAAGAGAGTTAGTCAATGACTGATACTGAACGCAAACTACCTAATTGGATAGATGCGTTCATGCAGTTGACCGAGAATTCAGAGCCACCAATGCTGTTCCGCAAATGGTCTGCTATCTCTGCTATTGCATCTGCGCTACAAAGAAAGTGCAAAGTTGAACTAGGAATTTCACTAACCATCTATCCGAACTTTTACATAGTCCTAGTCGGTCCATCTGCAACTGGTAAGAACACCGCAATGGATTACGTTGCAGACATTATTAAAGAAATCCCATCAATTCATATTTCCTCAGAAGCAACTTCACTTCAAGCATTAATTAGAAGGATGAAGAACACAAGTCATACTGGAATAGATGTAGAGACAGGAGAGCAACATTATCATTCATCATTAACAATCTTTAGCAGGGAGTTCACAGTATTCCTCGGCTACCACAATCGAGAACTAATCTCAGCTCTTTGTGACTGGTACGACTGCCGTGAAAAGTGGAGCTATGACACAATTAAAAGAGATCGTGAAGAGATTACTGGCGTATGGGTTAATCTACTCGCAGGTACTACACCTGATAGCATACAATCTTCGTTACCAATCGAAGCAATCGGAGGCGGACTTACATCTCGAATTATCTTTGTTAACGAAAGCAGAAGAAACAAGTTGGTTATCTTTCCGTCAAAAACAAAGCATGAAGTGGAGCTTCAAAAATGGCTTATTAGTGACTTGGAGAAAGTTACACTAATGTCAGGCTCGTTTAGGTTTACAGAAAATGCTATGAAGTTCTATGCAGATTGGTGTTATGATGCAGATAGAAACCCACCATTTCAAAATCGCAAGTTTGATGGTTACTGCGGACGTAGACGAAGACATCTAAACTCTCTTGCAATGATCCATAGTGCGGCTAAGTCTAATTCAATGGTAATAACCGAAGAAGACTTTGCCGAAGCAGCACAATCATTAAGTGAAGTTGAGATTAAAATGGGGACTGTGTTTCATGGCATTGGAAGGTCTGACATTAGTAGCCTTATCAACGACGCAGTTGCTTTCTTCACCAATTCCTCTACTCCAGACATTCCTTTGTTTCAATTTGCTAGACGTTTCGAAGGTGACATGGATAAGTTTGTAATGGATAGGGTTCTTACTACGCTTGAGTCAATGAATTATATAAAGATTATTAGGAAACCTGGGACAGAATCTATCATCCACATAAATCCTACTTAATCCCTTCCTCTTTCCTTGAAAGTTTATCCTCAACATAACTCTTGAACGAATCAATCTCAAGGCTACCAGCTTTAGTCTTATTCATTATAGAATTAGCTCTCTTAAATTCTTCATACAACTCAGGATCATCATGAATCCTCTCAACATAAACATTAGCCCTAGCTTCAGGAGTCATATACTCCATCTCTTTCCATAACCAAATATGAGGAAGTTCATTTTTATACTCTTCCATCTTCTCAAGTCTCTTGTATCTATCATCTAACTTCTTTGAATCTTGCCTATCTTCAACACTAGAAATATACTCAACTATCCCATCATCTGTAGGAGCATACTCCTTACCACCAATTCTTATTGGATTCTTAGCTCCACTTTCCTTAGCATCAAGTATTGTATCTAAATTAAGTCTCTGCAAATGCTGTCTGAAATTAACTGCTTCAGTACTTTCATCCACTAACTTAGCAAACTGATTATAAGGTCTGGTTAATTTAACGAATCTATTAATAACTGGAAACTCAGACAGCACTTGTGCTAAATGTTTCTGTCTATCTTCCCCAGCAAACTGACCAAACATCTCATTATACAAAGCTCCACTAATTCTAGCATAAGTAGAGTTCCTCGAAATCAAGTCTTGCATTGCAGTTCTTAGTCTCTCAGGTGATGCTCCAGTAAGCTCTCCAAGCTGCACTAACGGCTCTGGAGTCTTATAAGCACCTCTAGCAATAACCTCCTTGCCGCTATCAGGCCAAGGAAATAACTGCCCCTCTCTTCTAATTGGCTGCATTCTATAAAGGTCATAGTTATTAGCATATTCAAAAATCGCAGCTTCAAGTGGTGGTAGACTATTAACATCAACTGGTGACAACTGACCAAATGCCTTCATTGCTGGCTTAAGATCAGGAGCCTTGCCATAAAACACATTATCAGCTGCAGCTTCAAACAACTTCTTAAGTGGCCTAAGTGGGTTATCTACAGGTAAAGTAATGAAAGGATAAACTATCTGTCCATTATCATCCTGAAATCCTGCCCAGTCACCAATAGGAAATACAAAGTTACCTATAGTCCTTTCATCATTCTCAAGTTCCTTCATAGTCTTAGGTGCAGATTCTTTAAAAGCCATATACAACCCAGTAGCCAATGCAGCAAACTGAGCAAGCTTGAACCAAGACCATTGTTTGTTTCTCTCTCCAGGTAGAAATGCACGAGTAAATGTTCTAGTTCCTACAAACGTAGCATTGAAGTAAGGCAATACTTGGTCTAGTAATTTTGTTGCCCATCCACCTTGAGCAAAGTCCATGTAGTCTCTAGCTGCAAAGACTGCATTCTTCATCATCTCCTTGTTCTTTCTAGCATCTTCAAGAGAAATCCCTGCCCTAGCTGCTTGGTTCTTCAAACTCCTAACTATCATCATTGTTCTAGTAAGCAACTCAGCTCGTTCATTAACAGCACCAAGTATATCAAATACCTTATCAACCTTACTATCAATCCTTAATCCCCTAGCAAATGGCCTTGATTGTAAGACAAGAAATTCCATCCCACCACCGTACTTCAGCAAATCATCAACCAAACCATTCATAAACAACACATCTTTAGAAACTAACGCAGCATCTTCTGCCATTTGTCCCGCAGCAACAGCAATTACTGGATTATAAAGTGACTGCCATTTACCATCAACGAACTCTCTACCAGCAAACCAGATCTGAGTTACATCTCTAACGATATTAGGTACTGCAAACGCAGGTTCAATACCAGTAGCAAACATCTTAACAATAGGAGTCATGGTTGCATATCTTAACAACCTTGCAGCTTGACCACTAACATCTCTTGAGTTAACTATCCATTCCTTGGCAAACTCAGGTTCCATAAACACCTCAGTTTGGTGTCCATGAACGAAGACATTAGTCGGAATCCAACCTTTAGGAGTCTTCTTCCTCTCTCCAATATACTTATAAGACTGAGGACCAAGATCAAGATCAAGCATTTTAAGCTCGTCAAGAGAAGCCTTGTTAAGCAGCTTAGACAAAGTAACATTCTTACCTACTCTCTTTGGACTAATTATACTCTGCGCCCATTCGATAGATTCATAATCAGATCTTTCAGCCATAGTTGCCTTGATGAATATAGAGTCCTTTAACTTAGCCCTAGTAGTAGGCTGTGCCTCAACTGGCTCAGATGGTCTCCATTTTGAGAATACGAATGGATTAGTTGGATGATCCTTTGCCATGTTATACAATGCTAACTGTGCTTGATTATGAGCCACTCTGCCATAAGCCCTAATAAATGTCTCAAACGTAGTAAGTTTCCAATTAGTCTCAACTATCTCATTACTATCAAGCTTCTTTCTCAGTTGCTCAATACCAGAATCATAAACATTCCTAGCCATACTGCCAACATTCTGCTGATAACGATTATCAAATATCTCAGCAAGAGTAGTTGTCTTTCTCATCATTCTCTTATACTTATGATTACCTAAATCAACTTCCTCCTTCTTACCAATTAACTGACCCTCTTGCAAGTCTCTTAACGTACTCTTTATCATATCAAACCCAATACCAACTCTTCCACCTATTCTTCCATCTGGGTTTACGTGATATAGTTCATAAGCTCTTGCAGGATCTAATCCTTCTTTAGCATCAAACGTATCTAAATACAATGCCATTGAAGCAGGATCTAAGCCTTCAGGAAAATCAAACTCAGGTTCATACTTCCCAATATCAACCATCCTTACTGCAGTAGATAACCTATCAACTATCCTTGACTCATTAGCATTAAGCCCACCATAGACTGACTTAACAAAATGTTTATATTTAGCAGTAGCATAAGGAGTCCCACCTCTTGATAAGTTCATGTTCCTTACAGTAATATAGCCAGCATTTCCATACTTAGAAAAGAACTCTGGACTTGTCATTGAGTGATAAATGTTTGCTGATTTGTCAACGAAGGCTCTGTTTAAGTTAATCTTCTGTTCTTTGACGAACCTGGCAAAGTCAAACTTCTCAGGCATTTCAGACTTCTCAAATGCTTTAACTGATTCGTCTAACATCTTAGACATTTCATCTGATATTGCCTTTCTAGTAGGAGATCTCTTACTAAGATCAACAAATCCTCCTTCTCCCTTAACCAACCTCTTCAATGTACTAGGAGGCTCAGCCCTTCTTGCCCAAACAGCAAGGTCATTAATCATCCCTTTCCAATCATTGAATGCCTCACTAGCCTCCTCTGATGACATATCAAATTCTCTAAACATTCCTCTAAACTGGTCTGCATTCAACGCAAGCTTATCAATAAAAGCTCTAGTAGCATCAATATCTACATCACCACCTTGCATCCAATAGTTTACATCAGTAGCCAAGCTCCAAGTAGTAGGACCAACATCTTTCTTAACACTAGTTGGAGTATTTTGAAACAGTTCTTCATAACTCCTAGCAACAGCTTGTGATCTTGAGTAATTTTCTCTGTTAGCTTTGGTTGTTTCAGGAGTCTGACTGAAGATAGATTCCTCTAGGCCTACTAACTCTGGATGTTCTTCTGCTCCAGTTACTTCGTCTAGTTCTGTTTCTACTTCTGGTTCAGCAACCACTCCTTCCAATGGTTTCTCAGGAGTAGGAGCAGCTAAAGTTCCTGGCTTAGTAGGTTCAACTTGCACAGGAAGTTCAGCCTTAACTTCTGGCCTAATCTCCTTAACTATCCTACTAACCTCTTCTTCAGGAATATTAGTCTTAAACGCAATCTGCTGAGCATCCTTCCCTTTCCTATTCTCATTAATTACTTTCATATACTTAAGCCTATCTTCTCGGCTTAAGTTATCAGGTATCTTTGCCATATCTTGCTGAACAGTTGGACCTTTGGGTTTCTTAGACTTAACTTTCTTAATCTCAGCAGCAGCCTTAGTAGTTGATTCCTTTGCATGAACAGCTGCATCAAGATCTGGAGTAGGACTCTCTTCAATCTTTGGAGCTTCGACTACTGCAGCTTCACTCTGTGCCTTAGCTTCAGCTAAAGTCTTAGGTTCAGTAACCACCTTAGCTTCTTCTGGAGTTACGTTGGTAGCCTGGGAAAATCTCTCTTCTTGCTTTGCTTGCCAAGCTTCCTTAGCACCCTTAGCCCTAGCCTCAACATAATTCTTCAAACTAGCTGCATCTCTAGTAAATCCTTTAGCCATTAATGCACTAAATGCAGTATCAATTATAACTCCTTCCAATGAGTTAGCTACGGTCGGCAGATCATTAGTCTTCCAGGCTTGGTAGAGTTCCTTAGAGTTCATTATAGCACCTCTAATGGCCTCTTCAGTGAATCCAATCTGCCCAAGCCTAGCAAGTGTCATAGCAACTTTAGGAAACTTAGTAGCAACTCCCTTAAGAGCCACTCCAATAGCTCCACCAAGAGCCTCAGAAGCCAGAATAGTTGCAGGAGCAGCACCTAACGTACTACCTATTCCTCTAGCAACTGCCTCACCTTTAGTAGTAGGAGGAGTGTTAAGTGGACCTGTCCCAATCTTCTCACCTTGACCAAGAGTAATAACATTCATTGCACCTTGAGCAAGTTGAGTGAACCACTTATCAAGTTGGTCTTCAGAAATAGGACCAGACACACTCCTATCTATCTTCTCTGGAACGGGTCCAACTAACTCAGAAGGTTTAGAAGTCAGTCCAAGAATGTCATCAAATGACCTTTCCTCAGCTGTAGTTTCCTTTTTCTTAGTGGGTTCAGTACTTGAACTCAATCCAAGTATGTCATCAAAGCTACGCTCTAGCTCCATGTTACTTGCCATTTAAAGTTCCTCAGTATGGATATTGATAAGTGAATGTGCCTTGGTCTGTTTTTATTTCCCAACCAGTTCCACCGATAGGTCTCTTGACATTTTCCTGTCCATACAGATTGTAAAGATTTTTCTGTATAGCATCCATTACTTTAAACTGCTTAAATTTCTCTCTTGCCTCTGCAGCACCTAAGTTAGAATGAGTAGGCTCACTTTTCCATGATTCGAACTCACTCCTAAAGTCAAATGAAGCATTCTCAAACTGCTTCTCAAATGCAACCCTTTCATCTGACCCAAGACTCTGTGCTTGCATTCTGGCTAAAGTATTACCAAAAATATTCTGAGTAACTGCAGCTCCAGCCTTAGTCTTCTCAAGAATAAAGTCAACATAAGACCCTTTATACCCACTACCTTTCACAGCATACTCATACTCTCTAACACTAGAAGGATCAGTAGCAGTACTCTTGAAGTCCATTAGCGATCCCTCATATCCCTGAGCAGTAGCATATTCATAATTCTTCTGCAACTCAGTTCTATCATCCTTATTAATGGCTTCAACAAGGTCAGTCATTGCTTTTATTCTATCAACCTCAGTCTGGGCTGTTTGATATTCCTTGGACTGCTCAAACTCCTTAACCCTCTGAGCAAGAGTTTGTCTATCAAGGTCAATTCCAGCTGCCTTATACATAGCATCAACCATGTCAGTGATTTTCTTTTGTCCAAGTTCTTCTTGAGCAAACTTAAATTGAAGTGCCTGTGAGATTGTCTCAGGTGTCAAGCCAGCTAGGTCGGCCAACTTCAGATTAGGTATTCCCTGCTGACTACCAACGAAAGGGTTTACTAAATCTAATAACCTCCCTCCTTGTGATGCTGAAGCACCAGTTATATTAGGATTAACCTCACCAAGACCAGACAACTGAACTGGTCTAGTAGTATTACTTCCCAAGTCAAGTACTCCAAAGTCATTAGTAAACTTGGCATTTTGTCCAGTAGTAACAGGAGCAGCTGATTGAATAGATGGAACTTTAATTGTCATTCCACCACCTTCTCCACCTTTGTAATTAATGCTCCCACCTTCTGGAACATTACCACCTAACATTTGCTGAAGTAGTTTTAAGTACTTCTGACTAGATAGCAAGTTGTTAGCTGCAGTAATTCCCTTCTCACCACCTCCAGCACTTATGTCAGCACCATAATTAGCAAGCAGATAACCAAGTGCTTGCCTATTATCCATTACATTACTTCCTAAACCTTTAAAGAAATCTGCGATTCCCATAAGTCCTCCAAGTTATTATAAGAACATTAATCCCATTCCAGCACCCTGTAATAATGCACCCAACCAGCCTCCACCTTTCTTAGTCTTACTAGTCTCATTCACAGCCCCAGTCAGTGTACCAACTGCAGCACGATAGTATTGCATCAACTCAAGTCCCCACTTAGTCCTTTCTACATAATTTTCAACATTATATTTATCAGCTTCAAGCTCAACACCGTAGTAAGTTTTCATTACGTTTATGTAAGTATCAATAACTCCCTTATTCCATTCAAGGTGAGCTTTCCATCGGTCATTAATTATTGGATAAAGTTCGTATTTAACTTTGGCTGAGTAAGCAGAAAGTGCTTTAGTTTTCTCTGCTTCAAGCAATCCTCTGCCAAAGATGAAAGCTGAACTGAGAACTGCATTCATATCTCTAAGTCCTGTTTCAAACCTTGGCAAAGTTTCATTCTCAAGCTCATCCTCAAGTCTAGTGCTCTCAGCTGCTATCATAGCAGTAATAGCATCACCTTCCATCGTGTCGTTAAAGATCTCATCAAACAAGATCTCAACATCAAGACCCGCCAAGAACTTTCCATACATATCATACATAGACGGAAATGATGCTATAGTATATCCAGCACCAAAGAAAGCATCTGATACCTCAATATCATCTCTTTCATCATAAGGATTATAATAAACCCCACCAGGAAACAACGCATTCCAAATCCATTCCCAAGTAGTAGTCATCATAAACTGATGATGATCTTCTAAGTAAGGGGCATATCTAACAGTGTTTTCAGTTACAGGCGCAGTTCCACCCATAGTACCTCCTAAACTTTTACGCTAAAATGTTTACCAGTCTCTTGAAATCCGTACCTTTGAGCAAGTTCAAATATTCTCTCATTGTGTGAAATTCCTTCTATGTACTTACACTTACTATTCTGAGCAAACTTTTGAACTGTTATTAAACATTCCATCCAATGTTTGTCTTCCATTGGTTGCAAAGCAAAGATTGAATCAATAAAGAGAGTCTTATCACCAGTAATAATGTTAGTTGTAAACCTAGTCAACCCAACTGCTCTCAGTGTTCTATCTTCATTATCTATTGCCACAAAACACTGAGCTTTGTTACTAAGCAAATTAACTAACAACAAGTTACAATATTGTTTAATGGCATTATCACTAACTCCTCCAGTTCTCAGCGCAGTAGCCTTAATCTGTTCCCAAATCTTAGGAACCTGCGAAGGTAGTAACCTAATAACCATTACTTAACTCTCCAATCTAACGTATCCATGTAGGTAAATCCATGAAGGATTCCTATTATTCTTAAGTAATCAATCTTAATTGCTTCGTAATAATTAGACTTGATGTGGATTTTAAATTCAGTCCCAAAGCAAGGAATGTTGCAGATCCCACTAGGATTGACAACCTTCCAAGGAGTACTACTGAAAACTCTTCTCCCATCAAGCCTTGTTTCAATCTTAGAATAAAGCTTATCAGTTACATTAGCTCCAACTTCAATCCATTGGATAGTTTTATTTCTACGATTACCAAAGTCGTAAATGTCAGTAGCAACATGGAACTTAGGAACTGCTATTGTTGAAGGAGCAACTACATAAAGCGAACCTGAGCTATTTCCAATTCCAGTAACATTAACTGGTCCCTCACCAAAGCTCTTAACTTTAGTATTATAAACATACCCATAAGTTCCATCACAGATATGGATGTTTCCTGTGTCAAGGTCCCAAGTTAAGATCGGATCTGTCATTACCTCAAGGAACTCAGAATAATCAAGAATCTCAAGTCCTTCACTTGACAACTTACACAACCTCATCGTATTATCAATGAAATAAACTACATTACAAACAGGAGAGTTACTAACAGCTGCACCTTTGTTACTTATTCCTAACTTACTAACAGTATTAAGTCCCCAATGAACTCCATTTGCTGTCATCAAAGAAACACCATTAGTACCAAGGACAACTACTGAAGTGCCAAGTTTAAATATCTCCTCAACACAACCACTCCAGTCCATGTACCTACCACCAGCTTCGTTACTTAGGTCATGAGTGAAATCTACTCTTCCAATCTTAGACCAGATAACGAAGTTGCAGTAACCGTAAGTAGCATAAACTCCGTGAGAATGTAGAGATACTTCAATCTCTATTGGATCTGCATCTATTGTTTCTCCAGCAACTTCGCTAGAGATCAGACTAACTGTTATAGGTATAGGTCCAGCATCTATCGACTTGTTAAGAAGATCACCTAACAGAGATACTTCTATCTCAATAGGATTATCTCTAAAACTAATAGAGTTATCTCTGCTTGGATCTCTACCCCATGCAGGATAGACATGAAGCAAATGCTTCAGATACACTTCCATCTCTATTGGATCGCAATAGATGTCCGTGTCTGGCGTAGCAGTAGTCGGCGTAACAGTAGTTGGAACTACAGTAGTTGGAGGAGCAGTAGTCATTCTTCCCTCCTAAGCAGCTGATATTCTGACTTCCAAGTTATTCAACGTAAGAACTCCACCATCAGCTTGAGTTGTCTCAGCATCGAACTCAATGTAGCCAATGACTGGATCGTTAGCTACTGTGTCATCATAGATGATCGCACCTGGACTTGGACCGATTGGACCTCCTGCAGCTGTCCACGAAACTGCATTCCAAGTAACAGTGCAACGATTACTAGCACCTACTTCAGAAACAGCCACTCCAGCAAGTGTCTCACCACCTGCTGTGTAACCATTACCAGTAGGAAGCTCACTACCTGAAACATCAGAATACTCTACATCATTATCCTCATCGAATGTATAGCCCGATTCCATAAGGATAATCTGAAAAGCATCATTGTCAAAGTCTATTGCCTTAGTAGCTAACAAATACAAAATGTGAGTTGAAGCCTCATTAGCCATGTTACTCTCCTAAGAATGAGTTGAATCACGAAAAGGAGTCTGGACTGGATGCCAAGTAGTCCCAGGAGATCCAGCTCCCCAATAGGTTAAATAATAATCACTTCCATATTGAAGCACTGACTTGTAGAACATATAATACATTTCCAAGATAGCCTCAGAGAGCTTAGAAGGATAAAATCTTCTAGGTGTATAATCTCCTACAACGCTTATCACTTCTAACTCACTGTCATCATTTATAGTAGCTGCATGAGTCCAGGTGTCACCATCAGGACTTGTGTAGATCTGTGTGTAACCATCTGATAATCCAGAAGAAGCATTTCTAAAGTTAAATGCTGCGTAGTAGATGTTCTTCCTATAACCAAATACACAAGAGGTCCAATAAGGCTGGAGTCCAGCTATTGTGTGAACAGTAGTCCAAGTAACTCCATCTGTTGACTTAACTATCTTTATGTCACCTAATGGAACTGGACAGTAAGCACCAAGATAAGTTCCTGCAAAATAGTATCCATAAGACAGTCTATAACTAGCGTCTGCATCTATAGTCAACACTCCTGGATTGACCCAAGTAGCTCCATGATCCGTGGAAATATAAACTCCATTCATAGCGTCTACAGAACTAACTATTAAAATCATATCAGCTCCAAAACTATATAACCAAGTTGCATAAGTAGTTGAAGTCAGAGATGCTATTGAGTTGATTAGCACTGGAGTAAATGTAAGACCTCTATCACTCGAAATAAAGCAATATAAGTAAGTTGTTCCACCTAGATATGTATGCCTTACTACGTATATCTTAGTATAACCAGGAATTCCTGACCCACCTTGTATCCAGGAATTATTTCCATCTACTGTAAAGAAACTTCCCCAAGACTCAGTAGTTCCACCATAGATGACTGAGTAAAAATCTCCACCATCTATAGTTCTTCCAATAATCTGTATCCCATACTCATCACTATGACTTGGATAAGGTCTGATTAATCCAACTGCAAATGTATCATAGAACTGCATCACACAGATATTAGGCTCTATCCATTTGTTAGTGTTACTAAGTGTCTCACTGTAATCTGTAATCCATTGAGCTACATCTGGAACTCCTATGGCTCTTATGATTCTTAGTGTTGTTGGATTGGCTACATATAGTCTGTTAACGGTTCCACTATATGTCTTCAACAATGCCATAGAACCACCACCATAAGTAATTGTGCCAGTGATTGCTCCTGGAGTTCCTCCACCAGTCGGTCCAACCTCATCACTAGGCAACGTCTCTGGAGTTTCTACATCATGCCAGTGACCACAAGGACTGTGGCCAACTTTATCTGAATGTCTTATATTGACTTCAGGTGCTGGCCAAACTTGAGGTTCATTAGCTTCATCTCCAGTATAGTTCTCACTACCTGATGGAGTGTTTTTCCAGTTTGGATTGTTTAGATAACCCCACTTATTTGTCATTCTTATTCCCAAGGCCCAGATGGTATGTCACTAGGGATGGTACGTGTTAGATCATAATAAGGCGTATACACAGTTTCCCAAGTAACTCCATCATCCTCAGATTTCCAAATAGCCATCAAGTACACTCCAGACCCTCCATGAGTTGGAGCACTCATAGAACCATAGTAAAATGAATAGAACAAAGTACTACCGGATTTCACTATACCTACTGGCCACAGAAGGGCATCATAAGGAGTGAACCTATGTGATACTGCTATCTCTGCTTCATCATTTATTGTAGAGATTAAACTCCAAGTAATACCATCAGAACTTCTATATATCTGTGTATATCCATCTGACTTAGTCCCTGCAATCCAAGTAGTATTTCTATACATCAAAGCTAGGTAATAATAAGTGCCATCATAAAACATATTACACCCAGCTAAGTAGTCCCAGAGGTTCAGCACTGTTAGGACAGTAGCATATGTGAGTCCATCGGTAGATCTCATTATAAGTACGTCATCGTAAGGAGCTGACGTGTTACAGCCTATCCCAAAGAAAGTATCATTTACATAACAAGTATCAGATGACAGATATGCAGCTATAGATCCCATGACAGGCCAAGTAGCTCCATTGTCTGCAGAGCTATACATAACATATCCATTTCGTAGATACAATGTTCCACTACTAAATACTCCTAAATCTCTGAAGTTTCCATAGGAGGCAGGAAGCCCAGATGCTATAAGGACTGGGCTAAATGATGCTCCATTATCTGTTGAGATGAAGTCGTAAATCTTATATACTCCACTCTTGTATGTTTTGAGGACTACATGAATGTAGCCCAGATTATCTATTACACAGAACTTAGCGTCCATGTTAGATATTATTATCTGTCCATGTGCAAAGCTAGATCCTGCCTCAGTTATTGTATGATTTAGGAGTGTATTTCCGTCAAACACCCAAGTCTCAAGATAATAAGCAGATGCGTTTATGTCGTCGTCATTGCCTATGAGTGCTATAGCTGTGATGTCACCCCTCTGATAAACGGCTCCGTCAGGCTCTTGCCACTGCTCCCAGTTCTCTACATTGGTATGTTCGTAGTTATAAACCTCTACCCAATAGTAATTAACTCCCTCATATTCTATAATTCTAAAGTAGTCAATTCCAACCTTATCAAGAGTAGTAATGTACCACACTTGATCTGACACAGTAGGAGACGGAAGTATGAACTGTGGACAGCTGTACCAATCTTCATAGGAGAATCCTTCGAATGGGGCAGTAGTTGGAGTAATCACCTTTTTATGCCAATGTCCACACTGATGATGAGTTTCTTCATTACCTTTAGAATAAAGTCCTGGACCTGGAGGAGTCCAAATCTGAGGTTCTTCACTCTCTCTCCCTGTATAGTCATCGCTACCACCTTGAACAAACTTCCTAGCAATAGATCTCCAGCGAGGGTTGTTCAAGTAGCCCCACTTTCTAACGTCCCAAGTACCCATTATGACCTCTTCATGTAGGGAGAGCCAAGAAATAGTTGACCATTAAAGTTGCATACAGTTGCAGCATCTGGGACTTCTGTATTAACTTCCCAAACTCCATCAGAAGCTCTGCGACGAACTGATTGCTGACCGTTGACCATATAGATGTATTCCCAGAAGTCTACGGCTGACCAGAGTAGTCCTGGAGTAAGACTGTCTAACACAGAGACTATCGCTCCACCTTGATATTCAAATATCTCATCACTGGCACAGACTATGATTAGGCTAGCAAATACAAAGATCTGAGGATAAGGAAATGGATCGGTAATTAACGAAGTATCTATCGCACTTAGATCAAGGTCATCTAAGTTTTGCAGTACACCTTCTATTCCTACTGCGCCTTCACATTCAGTTAAATACTTAACATTCCTTGGACTACTTCTAACTGGCCTGAGACCCCTAGCTAGTTCCTCTGCACCAATTTCGAAAGTAAACCTTCCATCAGATGTTACTGACATTAGATAGCTCCATTGTCATTAGTTAAGTCTGGTATCCTTTTATCAAGCTTTCCAAGTGAACTCATATCAAGTGACTTAGCATTGTTGATAGTATCCTTTATTACTGGAACAGCCTTTTCAAGTATTAACTTGTAATCCATTCCAGGGTTTTCAGCTTCAACACCTTCAAGGACTCTAGCAACTACTTCCTTTTGCTTAGCAAACTCAGGATACTTTTGATAGAATTCTTTGTTCATCCTAGCAAACATAGCTTGGTGAGACATTAAGTTACCAAGTGCATCTGGGAGAGACAACAAAGCTCTCTCAACTGCAGCATTTATAATCTCTTCTCTTTCTTCAGGGGTTATCACAAGTTTCTCCTATCATCTATGAACTTACCGTCCCTTGCAGAATGATGTCCCTGAACTTTTTCAATCTTCTTAGTCTTTTTCTCTATAGGCTTAATGTCCTTAATCTTAACTGCTTTATAATAAGCCATACCTTTGTGAGTAGTCTCACCTTGAAGTATCTTCCTATCTGCAACATCAGTAGTTTTCTTTTTCTTAGGTACATTAACACTGAAAATATCTCTGTTTGTCATAAACTCCTCCTATCATCAATAAATTTACCATCATTAGCTGAGTGATGTTTAGCCTTCTTTCCAGTAGGTTTCCAGCCATGCTCTACTGCATTAAGTAACCTCTCCTGAGCCTCCGCTTTCTCCTTTGTCGTTGCTTTCGCGTGGGCTTGGTTCGGAGTTGACACTCTGTACTTGCCTTTCCCTACTTTCCTTATTTTTACTGGCATTTCTCTTCCTCCTTAGCCATTTTTCATAACAGGACTTACAACCTCCTGGCTTCATTCTAATTCTCATAACTAACCTTCCATTTGATCTGCTTCTGCTATAGCTTGTTCAACTACATCCTTATCCAACTCAACCATGTCTTTAGCCATTCCAGTTTCCATGATTTCCAAATGTGGTTTATTACCACTAACAACGTAAGTTTGTCTTATTGCTGATTGGATTAATAACAAAGGATTAGTCTTTGCCCAGAAGTTCTCATCATCATCTTCAGACATTTCAGATGAATAAAACAGACCAACTACTTCAACTAATGTGCTCTGATCTACTGGAGTTGACAGAATAATAGCATTATAATCATGTGCCATTACTGGAATAATTCCAATGTAAGCAGCAAACTCTGCAAGCTTGGCTGGAGTTACATCTTCAGGAATATGTCTGGTTAATGCAGGGCAGTAGTATTCTGGAGTACCATTAGTCCACTCTGCAGGAGGATCAGCAAAGAACTCTGCCATTAAGTCCTGAATACTTTTCTTAGTCAGTTGCCACTTACCTTCAACAGTTGAGACCCAGACTTCCTTAACAGCCCTAGCTTGAGGAAACTTAATATACCAAGTCCCTGCTTCTATGATTGTCATATAAGAAGCACCAGTTTTCTGAGTTTCAACAGTTTTATCTAACCAACGACTAGCATCGTTTATATAAAAGTCTGCACCGTTGTCACTTCCATCATCGTTGACTAGATCGTAACGGCCTGAAAGATCCCTGAATTTTATCCTAATATCACGAAGAATCATTTTCTTAGCTCCTAATGTGCAGACTCAGTTAAAGGGCTAGGGAGGGCAGAGGATAAGAGACCCTCCCTAACCAGTCGGCTTAGTGGAGACTACACGACGTTAGCTAAGCCAACACCGTTGAGGACAGCACATTTTTGAGCAAGTCCAAACTCAAGTCCACACTCAGTAATGAACTCTTCCTCAGTCCCATCGAGATGACCAGCACTATCCTTGTAAGGATTGAACTTGGTATCGTCGATGTATTTGTAAGTTAGCTCTTTAGGTTCAATCAACACGCCCATATTACGAGTAGTTGCATCGTAACTAAAGAGTGGATGAGTCTTCATGTGGATTGCGCCGAACGGAGTGATCCAAGTTCGAATCTGCATTCCATAAGTTTTCTGAGCAGGTTGGAGATTGAGCTGTCCACCAGCCATAGCTAGTGCGTCAATTCCAAGTAGGAAACCAGAACCGCAGAGACACAGTTTTTCAGCTGCACCATACCTGAAGATCTGTTCAAGCATAGCCTTCAACCATGTCTCACCACCAGTGGTCCAAGCTTGACCAGTGTAAGTAGCATTGAGAGAGTAATCATCGCAATTAGCCGCAGCATATTGTCGAATGAAATTAATCACTCCCATTGTAGTACGTTCTGGTTTGCCATTGTCACCAGTGTTCTCGGTTCTGATTCCCCACAGAAATGCAAGCTCCATTTCCCAAGAGTGCATTTCCAGAGCTTCAGACTTAGCTTTCTGGTACTGATCCCCAGTCCTTAGCCGAGTCTTACGTGCAGTACGTGTGATTGAAAGTGGTGTACGGAAGATCTGAGTGTAGTTATACACCTTCGTTGGGTTCAGAGCAATCGCATCAGGCATCTCACCACCTTCAGGATTGATGTTACCAATGATCTTGAATGTATCGCAATCACTCAAATCGTGAGTAGCTGAGTTGTCGTCAGCTTCAAGGAGTTTAACAGATAGAACTGTGTTGACTGTACCACGATCAACATCAGTTACTTTCCCAACTACGTCAACTGCGTAATCTGAAGCATCACGGAGTAGAATTTGGTGTCCTTCACGAACCCTGTTACCAAGAACAGTTGTGATTTGGACATAAACTACATCTCCAGCAACTCCACCAGCTGCATAAGCTGCCGATAGATCTGGAAGAGTGTAGACTCCTGCTACTGCTCCACCTACAGATGATTGCTCCTGAGTCCACCAATGGAATTGTGGATCATCTACTTTCTCCGATCCCATCATAGATAAGATCGCAGTAAGAGGAGCCTGTCCGTTAGGATACAAATAGAGGATCTGTTGCCTCCAATTCATAGGTCTCTGGTCTGTTACCCAGTCGCCATTACCTCTCATTCCAAGAAACATAGTAAATTACCTCATATAAAAAGTAAGTTATTAAATTGTCCAACACTATTGTTGTGCAGCAGTTGTTGGAGCTGCGGTAGTGGCTGTAGCTGTTCCTGGAGGTCCAGTTGTAGTACACCACGGACAGTTGTTTCTGAACACATACCACTTAAGTCCATCACTGTAGCAGAGTGCATCGTCACACTTTGCGTTCATAGTGAAGTCACCAATCCAGCATTCGGAATCGTCTTTGTCAGCGATAGTGATAGTGTTTACGCCACTAGCATTTCTCGCTACGATTGAATACCAGCGGCCTTTTGCTTCAGCAACAGGAGGAAGAGTTACAGTAATCGGCCCCTCTCCTTGCGTATAAGGTCTGACAACGTAATCTCTTGTTGTCATCTGATACGTAGCATTAGGGTTGACATACTTGTCAACTACTTCCCTATAATGCTGTCGATTGTTTTTCTCAAGTCCCATAATTAAAATTTCTCCTTAAAAAGACTTTATAACTTTAGACATTTCTTCAAGTTCACCCTGAAGTTCGTTTGGTTTATTTATCTGCACAACCTTACCTGATCTACTTCCCTTTTTGGGTAATGGAGGAGGTGGGTTTGCATCTTTATCCTTAGATTTACTCTTAGGAGTGGCTTGATTAGTCGGTAAATTTAGTCGTTTACGGACTTCTGGACCAACTAAAGTTAATATTTCATTGTAGGTTTTTCCTTGATTAGCCTCTGCCAACTCACCAAAGACTGTTGATACAACCTTTTGGAAAGATTTAAGATCTTCATTTTCATTATAAAAGTTTTCGCTGGCAGTTTTAAGTGCGTTTACGTTAGATACTACTTGTTGCACTGTAGTAGGTAGGCTCTTAAGGACTCTTTCTTCTGCTCCTTTCTGTGCATCTTCTACTGCTTTACGATACACTTTGTTTAGGAATTTGTTAAATTCTGCAGGATCACGAGACAGATCATCAAGATCTATTTCTCCTACAAAGTCTTGATCTTCGAGTTTAAGTGGCTCTGGAGGAGGAGTTGGAGTAGGTTCCTTGGGAGGTTCCTTACCAGCTTCCTTCTCAGCAAGCTTAGCTCGAAGGTCAGCTATTATAGCGTCTTTTTCGTCTGGTTCTGGTTCCTTTTCAGGTTCAGGTTCAGCTTCGTCTTCTGTAGTAGCTTCAGGTTCTTCTTCAGCTTCAGACTCAGGTTCCTTACCATCAGTTGACTCAGGTTCAGGAGTAACTTCAGGTTCCCTCTCCTCTTCCTTCTTATCATCAACTTCAGGTTCTTCAACTACTGGAGTCTCCAAAGCTTTCATCATTTCATCTATTTCATTCTTTAAATCGTCACTCATTGTTAGTCTCCTTTTCAGATTTCTTAGTTTCAAGTATGTCTAGGAATACATCTAGTATTCCGTTAAAATAAGCTACTGCCTTTTGCCTTCCATTTATGTCTCCTATGTGCATTAGCACTGATGCAGTGGAAGGATTGCTTTCGGCAGAGTCATCTACTATAGAGTCCATCTCCTGTCTAAATCCCTCAGACCACGTTGCAAGCTCACGAGTAATATCAGCCCACAAGACTGAAGATTTAAACTCCTCTATTTGGTCTTTAGTAGCGTTTATTTCTATGTTCATTTCATTCACTAACCGTTAGTTGTTCCTACTGGAATTAGTTCACCAGATTGAGCTTTGGCAAGAACCTGTTCATCAGGTTCTACAGTAGTTTGAATGTTATTCATGTTACGTCTAAAGTCTTCTACATTCTTAGCACCAAGTTGTTGTGCTATATACATGAAGATTCTGGTTACGTCGAATTGTTGCATTAGTTCTGGAGCATCACCGATGATTTTAAATAACTCAATCCAAGCCTGTGAGAAGTTACCTCCTGGAATTGAACCATCTCTGGTAACTAAGTCGTAATTAACTGCTAAGTCGTAAGGAGTTACTCTTTTTCTGTTTGAGCCAATTATCTTTTGAAGTTGTTCAGCGTAACGTCCTACTATTTTGACGTATGTGGACTTGCTCATGTATTGTTGTGTATGTACTGCAAACATAGTTCCTACGTCTTGCATAAATTGCAATCCGATTATCTGAGCAATTCTTTGTAAGCGACTAATAGCAGAACCACGAGTTCCTTGAAACTCAGAACTGGTTAATCTTTCTGGCCCAGACATCCTCAGCGCACCTTGCATTGATTGATCTGCACCACTTATCCTATCCATCCAACTAGTTATGTACGCACTGTCTGAGATGTTGAGACGAGTAATGTCGGAGACAGCCAACTGTTGTACAACTTTATCAACTCCTCTTCCCCAAGCTGGCCTACGCAAACGGATGAGCTTGCCAGGTTTAGGATCTTTAAGGTCTTCAATATTGACAAGATAAGGGTCAACAATGAGCATATCATTGATCGCCTTCCGCACATTACTAATATGCGAATTGAAGAGGAAATCAAGAGTATGCTGTAAGCCATAGAGTACCTCCAGTCTGCCTATTGGAGTTATTGAGTAACCATCGAATTCAGGTGAAGCTACTGCTACTGGATACATTCCGTGGTTGTGTTCTGCTGGATAGCAGGAAGTTACTACGTCATCAGCTGAGAGTTGGAAGAACCATTTTTCAGGGGTTTCACGTTCAGACAGTTTCCAGTCTTTAGGGATGACGTTGATATACATTTTAATGTTATCAGTTGGATTTACTATCTGACTATTATCTCTGCTAAGTCTGTCTGATCCACCGTAACGAGATTCACGCTCACTTTGGTCTAATGCTAAAGTTGATCTTTTGTCTTTCCTAGACGCTAGGTACTTTACATTAAATAGCTTAGTATCAGGCTGTGATTCTTCACTTAGCATGTTCATGTAGTTGTCACGATCTATCCAACCAACGAATTCTCCTTTTTGAATGTCCACGCTAGAGACTGATGGATCAGGTAAAAACATGTAAGGTTCTACGTTAGACAAACAATTTCCTTCATAAAGTAACTCATCTACGTATCTCACTTCTTGGAGTTCAGAAACACCTAGTTCTGACTCAATAGCACTTGTAGACTTAACTGCTTTCTTTCCATATTTTCTGACCCAATCTGGAATTGCTACACCTATTCCATATCCAAAGGAGTCCCTTACAGCTGTATGGATGTTTAACTGAACCTTATTCTTGATACAATGTAAGCGAATTACCATCTCCATTAACGCAGCACCTATTGTATCATCATCTTCCACACCTTCAAATTGGAAAATAGGATCTTGGAAAAATGCCATGCTAACGTATGTCAACAATGCCTCAAGCATTGAATAAGAATAAGGAAATACTATAGAAATAGGCTTAGATGAGTCCTTGGCAACTATGTCTTCTTCGTCATCAGTAGCAGGGATGTATGCAGTAAGAACTCTGTCTATTTCGTTCCAAGAGGCAAACCTCTTAGACATTTCATTTCTTGATTCTCTAGCACGTTCCCAAATCTTGTTTCTAATGAATCTGTGAAAGTCAGATCCAGGCTTTAGGTCAAGACCATTCGGATAGTCATAATCATGGTTCTTATCACTGTAATAATCAGTTGACCAAGAACTCGGATCTCCTTTTACTATATATGGTGACATCGCAATCCTTTCTCATTAAGGTGGAGATGTAGTAGGTGGCATAGTAGTCGGTGGACTAGATGTGTCTGATATTGGATCTGCCACTACTAACTCAACTGGTTTTCCATGTAAGTCAATCCCTGTGTCTACTGCCCTTGCTTCAAATACCCAAGTTCCAGGAATGTTTAGATCATTTTCATCAGTTGTGTAGATCATCCTAGTATTGTCACCAGGATCAATTGCAGCTACCCAGTGTCCCATAGTTCTATTAGGACGTAGAAATAGGATGTATAAATCACTGTACCCAGAGAGGTCAATCCCTGCGTCTATTACTAAGTCTATTGTATCACCCACAAATGTATCCAA